AACAATAGCAGAATCTACATCATCAACACTATTCTGTCTGTTCTTAGTATCTTGACTACGTAATTCAGGTAAAGGTATATCCTCCCTAATATGAGAGACATCAGCATACCTTTGAGAAAATTCCTGGTATGTAAATGATCTATGTCTAAGTATCTGTGCAGCCAGACCTCTAGTAGTATTGATCTCAACGGTCATGAATGCCTGCTCAAAGACGCTCCAGTGCCCATGACTAATACAATACTTAAGAAGACCTGCAAACTTATCATTATCTTGATTCTGAGGGTTGCTGACGCGAGCTACATATGCCATGTGCTTCTCCGCATCAGGAGTAACACTTACTAATTTAATCTGGGTATCCATCATCGTCTTCAAAGACCTCATCGTAATCAGCAAGGGGAGTTAATCTTCTATAATTTTCATATTTATATGCATTTAAATCTGAATGCACCTCAGATTCTAAGGCATCTACTAAGGATTTAAGATTCCTTACAATTAATTTCAATCTTTCCTTATCCATTACTCTTGAAATACTTATCAATTACTTGTAACTGATCATCATACCTTGCAATCTTATCTATTTCTCCTTGTATTGTTTCAAGAATATCAGGATGATCACCCACCCCAGTAGGATGCTCTAAAAACACACTAACATTTGCTTTATGTTTAGCAATCTCACCTTGTGCATGGGCTTTAAAGGCAGATAATAATTGTTCTCTCATGTGTAACATTTCAACCTATTCGTAGTTCTATTATATATTAAAAAAGGGGGTATGTAAACCCCCTTTGATATTAGTCCAAGTAAGACTTAGTTCACTTCGCACACACAGTTTTTGACTCTGTATGCTTGATGCCTCTGTAAGTTAATTCAGAGACTTGCTTCTGACAGGACTTGCTGTCATTGGTATCATACTTGATACCACGGTAAGTGACTTGTGCCATGTTGATACTCCTAAAGTAGTTGGATTTTAAGGTCCGTTCCTTTAGTCATTTGCGACCCCGAAGGGTTGAACGAAATCCGTTCCGTGACTTACTTGCGGCCCATATGGGCTGAACGTATGTGCTAATACTAACACAGTTACTTTATTTAGTCAAGCAGTTGTGTAAATGCGATACAGTTTTTACATATCTTCTAATTTATATGGACACATTATCCTCTCCACAATCCCTCTTGCCTGAGTATTATGTTCGATTAATTTATTCATCCAGATTCTCTCTGCTAAACTCACTTCGCGTCTAAGTTTTACCTTACAAGCAATCTCAGTGACTCGCAACCGGTAATCCTTGCTTAACATATTCTATTGCCTTGGGTAAAAGATAATACTCTCGTCTTTGTATTGCTTTGGTTAATGTCTCTAGGTCATCACCAGGAAGAATAGGAACTTCTGATTGTAATATAACTTCACCACCATCCAATTCTTCATTTACAAAATGGACACTAACACCAGTCATTTCATCACCACTATCTAGTGCTCTTTCAATAGCATGTAACCCCTTATACTTAGGAAGCATTGATGGATGTAGATTTATAATCCTATTTGGAAATGCAGTGATTAACTTAGGTGTTACTATTCTCATCCATCCAGCAAGAACAATAAGATCCACCTTCCAAGCTTGCATGATCTGAATAATAGTATCTTCACTCTTACTACTAATCTGAGTATGTGGTATACCTAATTTACTTGCTCTCTTAGCCGCACCACACTTCTTCTTGTTATGTACCATCACAACAACTTCATCTTCCCTACAGGTGCGAACAATATTTTCAAAGTTTGTTCCATTACCAGAACACATAACTCCTATTCTCATTGGCTCCAATCCTCATAAGGTGGTTCCTCTCCTCCAACACGATACTTAAAGTGATCTGTGTCAAAATATGAGGGAGGTAATGGTTTCACATCATCATATGCTCCTGCTAGTCTCTTCTTATGTTCACGCTCATCTAAAACTTCATTGATTAATATCTTCATCTCCTTTGCATACTCTGGAGTAAATAACCTACGGGGTCTAATCTCCATAGGTAGATGCTCTTTCTGAGGTGCCTTCACTGCATCCTCAGGGGACATTGCAGGACCACTCATCCCCTGAGTATCTATCTTAGCGAGATCCTGCATAATAAAATTGCGTTTCCTTATTTATCAGTGGGAATAGACATATCTGGAAGCAAGTCTTGAATCATAACACTATAATTTGCTCTCGTTTGCATCTCCAATTTTATCAGAAACTTACACATCTGTCTAAGTTCATCTACGTTTTCACACAAATCAATTTCCCTTGAGAATTTCTCATACTCAAACTGTTGTGTAGTATTGAGTAAAGTAATGTCGTCAGGATTCATTCAACGGTCTCCCGTGTTTATCAACTAAACCAAGTTTTTTTATTTGATTAATATTAGATTTCTGTCGCCTTTTAATTTTCTTATATTCTTTCAGAATTTTATCTACCTCATCATTAGGAATATTAACTTTTAGTTCTTTCTCTTCCTGCTCCTTCGCAAATTTTGAATCCATAGTTTGAGCAGCGAAACCAAAGGGGGAGTCCTTTTCTTCCGCTTTATCCTCGTTATCCTCTATGTACTCATTTACTGTCTCTTGAATTTCATCTCGTATGAGTGCATTTATTTGAGCTCTTAACGCATCTTCGTTCCCCTTCATGCCTTTCTCCTCCTCTTTTTCTCTGGCTTCCTATATCCCCATTGCAATGGATTTATAGTCCCAAATCCCCATTCAATCCTCTTTAAATCTTTTCCATACTTATCATAATACATATCAAAAATATTCACCTGTTTCCCTGAACGAGTTACATCTAACAACTCATTCCCATCTACATTATACCATACAAGAAACCCATCCGTAGGAAGAGATTTATCATTAGCTTTCTCCAGAGTTGTATTCTCTAAAAGAACTTGACAGGAGTAGGATGCAGGATCCACTCCGGATACTTCCTTCTCCTCTGCCTCTTGCTTCTCTGTCATCTCTTCCTCTTCCCTCTTAATATGTTTTCCACCTACATTAATACTCATGAACGTCCTCCCCATATGATGTCGGGATAAGCAGTCTCTACAATCTCACGAGTAAGCTTATACTTCTTATTCAATTGACCATCCTTTACAAGACATAGAATATCTGCTTCATCGGGATGAAGTCCTTCAAGCATCTGAATAAACATAGATTCTCGACGGAGAGAAGAGAGTTGATCGTTACCACCCTTCACGAAATGATACATCTGTTTAAATTCTCTTCGCAAAGAAGTATGATCCGTCCCTACAGGAACATCATTTTTATTATAAGGAACCTCACCTTCAGGGATTAAAGAAACCACACTAGGATCAAAATTCCAAATAAAGATACTCTTCAATGCAGGAGTTTCATACTCTTTAAGAATCTCTATCTTCTTTGCCTTTGTCTTTTGTTCCTCAACAAGATCTAAAATCTCATGGATAAAAGGATTGGGTGGTAACTTAACCCTTGGCCTAGTCTCCCTAGTTTTTCTAGTCGTCGTCTTCTTCGGTGTCTGTGTCATTTTCGTTTTCAAATCGAACTGCTACAATTTCATCAGGAATTACATTCCCATTTTCGTCAAACATCTCTGGATGTGTATAAGCAGCAACGTATGCTGCTTCATAAGAATGCTGTCTTGCTAACCATCCTATCATACCTCCCACCAATAATGCAAGAAATGAAACTACGGTTGTCAAAGTTAATGTTATAATGGTCGTTTCCATGTCATTCCTCCAGAAAAATTATTTTTTTTTAATATCCAGATAAAAATTAAAATGGAAAACAATTTCTCTATTCAAAAAAGAAAATAGATTTCCGAACTTTACCTGAAAAGTCTTAGGCTGCTCCTGTTTCCTCCTCCTATTTCTTAATAATAATTCAACACCCTTATTAATTTCAGGTTTGTCATTATTTAGAACCTTTTTTTCGTCTTCCTGGTCTTCGGTCATGCTGATACCTCACTGCATCCTCAAGAATATTACCCAGATATGTCATTATTTTTCTTGCTTGAGGTTTGGGGATGTGTCCATATGCCTCACGCAATTGCTGATGATTACTATCACGTCCTCCTTTAATATATTCTTTGAGTTCTAATACTTCATCAGCAAGTTCCTTTGCAGTAGAACTATGAAGGAAAGCATCAACCTCTGCCTTGGTTGTCTTACGATACTTTAAAAATTCGTAAAACTTAAGGGTTAATTTTCCTTCAAAAGCATACTCAATGGCATGTTCTATCAAATCATATACATTGTCAAAATCGTCTCTCATTAGACTAATTTATTTTCCTGGAGGTATTTTACAGTTTCAGAACAACCCCCCAGATTATCGCCATTTAAAACTACTTGAGGGAAGGTAGAACCTGAACCGAATTGTTGATAAAAACTATCACGGTCGAAGTCCCGATCAAGTTTATATATAACATGCCTTAATTCTGCGAGCTGTAATACCTGTTGAATCTTGGTGCAATAAGGGCAACCTTCACGGGAATA